CGTCCGGGATCGTGCCCCAGTCGCGATTGACCGCGATGATGTCGGTCCCATACTGGCCCGCGCCGGTGCCGGACGTGCTGCATGCGACACGAAGCTGGCTCGGCCCGGTCCCGCCCGTGGTTCGGATCACCATACCGAGCGCGATCGAGGCGCCATCGCCGGACTGCAATTTGATCAACGGCGGCGTCGTGCCGGTGTGGTTCGCCGACCCGGCCTGGCAGGTGTGAGCCGTTATGGTCAGAGTGTGCGCCATCGCGGCGACGTCACCGACCGCGGCCGTGCCGGTGGGGTTGGCGAGCGGGCCGTTCGCCGTGGCACCAGACGTCGCGCCGTACAGCAACCGCCCGAATGTCTGGGTGCCGGCGACCTTGGTTGTGCCGTTGAGCGTCGCGGCCGCGGGCGTCTGCTGAATGCCGGACCCGTCGAGGCCGCTGACCTGGATCTTGGTCGCAGTGTCGGCTCCTGAACTGGAAACGAAATCAAGCAATCCGTTCGTGGCCATGTCCGAGAACGAGATCAGGCGCGTGAGATCGACCGCGCCGCCCACGGTGACGCCATCCGCTTCCGGCATGTTCGCTGAACCATACACGCAAATTTCGGTGGGGTACACGCTCATTCGAAATTCCTTATGCGGGCCTGATTATTTCGGAACAACACGCGATTGCCTCGGGGCGTAGACGGTGCGGGATGTCGTCGGGTCCGCTCCGTTGGGCGGGGATTACTTGGGTGGCGCGGGTTGTTCTTTCGGAGCGTCCGCCGTCTTCTTCGCCGCGTCAGCCGCCGTCTTCAGGTCGTCCCGCTCTTTCGTCAGCATGGCAACCTGTTGCTTCAACCCCGCGATCTGATTCTGATCCGCGATGATCTGCTGGCGGAAACTGGAGATGACCGTCGTTGCTTGCGCCTGTGCGCTGTCGAGTTCCTGTTGCATTGAGGTCTGTTGCGCCACCGCTGGAGTGGCGAAAAGCAGAAGCGCGAGAACGATATAACGCATACGGGCGTTCCTTTGTTGGTTAGCAGCCGGCGGTGAGCGTGATGAGCCCGTTCGTAATCGTGATCGTCGCGCCGGACGTGACGCAGACTTTCGACGCAATGCCTGGAGTGCCGCCACTTTCGATGGCGCCGACGACGTTCAGATTGCCGGCTATTTGGGTGTTGGAAGTCGAGGGAGTGCCGGTTCCGGTCGACGTGATGATATTTTCGACGTTCAGGTAGCTGTTCGTGTTGCCCGCGGGACAATCGACGGCCTGGTTGTCGGAACTGATAAGAAGGATACCGAAGCCCGTGGCGCATGTCTGGCCCGTGGCCTCGCCGATAATGGTGAACTTTTGCATCGTCGTGCCGTGCGTGGCCGAGTTGTTTCCCATGACCACTCCCAGCTCGCACGTACTGCACCATGGAAGAATATTCGCGCCGAAAAGTGAAAGATGCTGCGCCACGAGGGCACCGAAGCCCTCCAGGGAATGATCGCCAATGACGTTATTCAGGCCACCCGTGAAACCGGCGCCGATCGTCAATGTCACGCCGCCCGCCCCCGTGGACGTGATCGTTGGCGCCCATCCTGTCGTTGTGGTGCCAGGGAAATCTAATCCGATCGTCGCCGGACCCCCGGCGATTGTTGAGACCTGGGCATTGACGCTCGTTCCCTGACTGTTACCCAGATGAGCGGCGGCGATGTTGGCGCTAAGGGCTGCCGCGGCCGTGGTCAACGTATCGGTGTTGGTAGTGGTATAGCATATCTGCGTTGATGGAATTCCCGCGAACGGCGCGTTTGCCGCCGCGACGAAAGTAACGCAGGGATGATCGCCACCACCGCCGGTCACGGAACCACCAAGCGCGATCGAAGCCGAGTTCCCCTCGCCAGCGGCGACACCGAAATATTGGCTGAACTGCGAAGCGCCGTCGCGGCCGGAAGAGACGCCGTACGAGTTCGTATTCGACGCTCCGACCGCGTTGCGGTGCGAATCAGTGCCGCTCGCGGTAATGTTGGATGCTGTCGTTTCGTATCCAATCGTGTGAAGTCCCCAACCGCTGTCAAAGCCTCCGGTAGTTAAAAACTGACACGCAAGCGTGCCCCCGCAGGTATCTTCGACATTGGCGGCGGTAAGGCTCATGAGCGCACCGAAGCCCGCTCCAAACGCGAACTGCCCCCCGCTCATTGTATATGCGGCACCGGCGAATGGCCCGATGAACATGGCCGGATTGGTTCCCGTGCCGATGGACATTCCGTTGGCGCCGTTGATCTGATACCCGGCCGATCCGGTCGCGTTGAACGTAGGCCCGATCAGCGGATTGGCGATCGTTCCGCCATTGAACGAACCACCGACCGCGACGCCGTTGACGAAGATGCCGGCGGCATTGAGCGTGCCGGCGCCCTGATTGCCGCCGGTTGCCGCGCCGAGGACGATCGAGGGGGCGGCCAGGGGTTGCCCGATGGTTCCACCGTTGAACGGCGGCGTCGGGCCAGGCGCGGCCAATGCTGCCCCGGACAGACCCGCGAGCAGCAGCCCCAGCGCGAGGCGCGGAAATCTTACCATTGCAAAATCACCGTTGTTCCGGCGGTTGAAATGAGGGTCATGCCGGTCGAGGGCTTGAGGAAGCCGTACGAGCCACCGTTGGCCGGGACCGGGATGCCGGTCGATGCCACCGCCGCGCCACCCAGAGGGGCGACAGCGGCTGGATTGCCGCCGGGATTGATGACGATCACCTGGCCGGGATTGGTCGGCCATGGCGCGCTATTGGTGGCCAGTGTGACCGTGCTGGCGGGCGTGCTGGTAGCCGGGGCGAGGACGAGCGAGCCGTGGCCCGTGACGGGTGGGGATGAGGTTTGGAGCGTGCCCGTCAGGGCGGCCCAGAGCGCTTTGAGCGCGGCGACGATGGTGGATGTGCCGGTGCCGGACCATGCCGCGTCGGCGGGGGTACCGAGGGCTGTGGCGCTGGCGGTGGTCTGGGTCGCCGTGGTGGCGGCGCTGGTGTTGCCGGTGGTTTGGAGGGCGGCGGTTGCCTGGGCGGTCCCATTCGCGGCCTGGGTCGCGTTCAGCGTCACAAGGTCGGCGTGCGTCGCGAGCGAAGTGGTGTTGGTCGCGATCGTCACAAGAGAGGCGGCCGCGGCGGTTGTTTCAGAGGCGACCGTAACCAGCAGGTTATTGCCCGTCACCTGAAGCGTCGCGGTGGCGGACGCGACGGCGGCGGACTCAATGGTGTCCAGCACGCCCAGGATCGCGGCCTGCCCCGCCGCCGTGGCACCGGCGCCCGTGCTGGCGTTGATCAGGCCGAGCAGCGTGACGGTCGTGACGGCCGACGCCTCGATGCTGACGAGGGACGCCGTCTCAGTTACCTGGCCAGCCAGCAACGAAACGAGGGATGTCCCCGCGGCGATATCGACGGTGTTTTGTGGATTGCCCGGGCCGGTCATCGCGCCGTTCGTGCGAAGAATTACCTCGTAAGTGAAAGCGCCATTTGGGCCAATCCCAGCGAGAAGCGCTTGTGGCACAGATTTCCCGTCAATAACCGAAAGGGAACCCTCAGCATCGTTCGCCATGTCGTTCCCCTAGAAGATATACATGCTGTTGCGCGGCTGCGAAAAGTCGAGCGACGGGCCGTAAGTCCATGTGGTGAGTGGACCAAAGGCGCGGCTCGGAACCGGTTGCGCCTGATCGGATGGCGATACCGGCGTGACTTTTTGCACCGCGACAAATGTGAATCCGCGCCCGTTCTGCATCGCGACCGCGAATTTGTATGTGTAGAGGCGGCCCGCCTGACCGCCCGCCACGGTGATGATCAGGATATCGTCGGAGACCGACAACGAATTGATGACGATCTCGCCCGCGCCGGATGGCTTTGCCTGGACCGTTACGGATGAAATGAAGTCCACATCTGGATCGATCGCGAACGGAATCGCGACCGCGTAATCCAATACCGCGTCGGGAAACTTTGAGGCGAGAACTTCGATTGGCGCGTCAATGATGACGCCACGCAGCGCGCCGCTCATCTGCCGATAACGCCCCAGTCGTAAGCGATCGTGAATGAATTCGGATTGGTGATCGTTCCGGCGGTGATGGTCGCGCCAGAGTTCCGTACGTTCAAATTGCCGGGGAAGGCGCCTGCCGTGGATGTGCCGCCCGGGTTCGACCAGCTCAACAGGGGAAGGGCTGTGTACGGTTTCGCGTAACCTGAGCCGCCCAGGGTAGCCGTCGAACCCGCCACGACGTTCTGACTGCCAAAATTCAGGATGAAGCCAAGCGGAAGATCCAACCATCCCGGATTGGCGACCGAGAATGTTCCGGCACCAAAAAGGATTGTCAGGGCCTCTAAAAGCTGAGTCCAGTTATTCCCATCCGGCGTGATCCCGGCCGCGACGATCACGTTCATGATCTCGTCCTGGATCGCGTTGAATTCGTACGCGGGCCAGACAGTCGCGGGCAGGCCGGCGGAGGGATTGCCGTTCGTCGCGTAGCCGGGGGTGCCGGCGCCTGGCGCTCGATCAGCGAACGCGAACGGCACGGTGTTCGTGGCGATAAGGCGGTCCATTATTCGGCTTTCGTCGGCGGAGCGGCCGCGGCTGGGATTGACGCGCCACCACCGTTCAACGGTGGGGTGACGACGACCGATGGCGCGACGGCCGGCTTTGCCATATCCGCGAGCCGCTGTTGCAACGCCGCGATCTGCTGCCGCAACGTCGTCGCGTCGCTCTGATCGGAGATGATCTGACCGCGCATATTCATGATGCTGGCGCACGCCTGGGCCGAGGCGGCATCGACCGCCTGCTGCATGTTCGGTGCGGGTTGGGCCAGCGCTGGCGCGGCGATCAACGATAGCGCGATAAAGAGAGACTTACGCATGAGGCTTCCTTGTGTGCGGATCAAAAGCATTCCATCGACCAGTTGAACGGCTGAGACGTGAGCGAGCCGCCCGTAGCAGAGTTGACGCCGAAGATCGTGAACCCGCTGAGCGTGACGCTGCCGGCCGCGGCTGAGACCTGAACACCGCCGGCCGCCGCTGGCGTAACCTGCGGGTCGCCCAGTATTCCGTTCGGACAGGCTTGCGGGTACGTGACGGCAACAGACGTGCCGGATGAGATGGTCGCGTTGCCCCACTGGCGGATGTAATTGTGTGACGATCCCGCGATCGGAATGGCGAGAAAGCCGGGATCCGCGAGGCTGGCGGACGTTGGCGTGAGCCACTGCGGATTGACGCCGGAGCCCTCCGCCGTCAGCACGTTTCCCGCCGTTCCGGGTGCCAACGCGGTCCAGCCGCCAGTGCTACGGTAAAGTATCTCGCCGGCGGTCGCGCCCGCCGCACTGTCCAGAAACGACGAAATGTTGATGCCGACCGGTTGCGCCGCACCACCAGAGGCATTTCCGAGGAGCAGATTATTGCTGATATTGGCGAAGGCGATCGTGCCGGTTGACGTGATCGGGCCGCCGATCAATCCGGTTCCGGTCGCGATATTGGTAACGGTGCCCCCGCCACCCCCGCCGGAACCCCAGGACACATTGGCGCCGCTTCCGTTCGCGGTCAGTATCTGGCCGCTGGAACCCGGTGCCAGCGCAGCCCATCCGCTGGTGCTGCGGTAGAAAATCTCTCCAGCCGTGGCGCCGATCGCGGAGTCCATAAACGCCGTCATGTTGTTGGCGACGGGCGAAACGGTGCTGCCGGACGTATTGGCCAGGAACGTGTTGTTGGCGATCGGGGTAATGTAGATATCGGCGCCCACGCTGGTGCAGCCGATCGTCGATGGGCTGGTGGTCAGGCCGCCAAGAGAGAGCGGCGCCAGGGTGAAGGTGCAGCCGCCCGCGCCAGCCAATGCGGTTTGCACGAAAGCCGTCGTCGCGACCTGCGTCGTGTTCGTCCCGCCGCCTGCCGTGGGAGCCGTGGGAACACCAGTCAGGCCAGGGCTGGCGAGGGGTGCCACGCCGCCGGACACGAGATTGGATAGCGTGACGGCGCCGGTCGCACCGACCACCGAGGCAACGCCCCCTCCGCCACCACCACCCGAGTTGCAAGTCCCGCCCGCCATGCTGTCCAAACAGCTATTTACGAACGCGCCCAGGCTGGTAAAGAACGGCCAGATCGCGTTGTTGGCGATGCCGACGATGGCGCCGGTCGAGAAGAACTTATCGGTGCCGATATTGTAGCCGTACTGCTGCGGGCAACCGCCCGCCGTCACCAGAGTCCCCGGCCATGGTGGTGCCGGAGCGCGCTCGTTCCAGCAACCGATGAACCCGCCGCTGACGATCACGGCGGCACCAGTGCCGGACGGCATGGTCACCCCGCTCTGTGCGCCGGAGACCAGCGCCACGCCGTTGTTGGTGATCTGCGAGCCGGTGATCATGCATGGCGCCGTCAAGGCGCCGTACAGGTTGGCGGCGCAAGAGATGCCGTCGAACGAGTTCGCGTTGACGTTGACGTGCATATTCACGCCGCTGTTGTCAGCGGTGACGAAGATGCCGTAGCCGACGTTGCTTTGTGGTGTGCCGCCGCCGGGTCCGGTCGCGCTTTGGCCCGCCAGTTCAATATCCGCGTCGATCAGATGATCGCCGCCGAAGCTGTCCATCAGTATTTCGGTGTTGCCGTCGCCGCCGATGAAAGAGTTGCTGCCGAGACGGACGCCCCAGAACGGCGAGGCGGCGGTGCCACCAACCAGGATGCCGCCGCCCGTGTTGGCGAAGGTCGAGAGGTTCTTCCATTCACCGACCGAAATCGGTGTTCCGCTCTTGATCTGTGTGTTCAGCGTGCCGTTAAGTTGGAATCCATGGCCAACGTTGAATTCCGACAGGACGTGGTCGAGAGTCCATTGCAGCGGGTTCGATCCAGCGCTGGAATTGCCGACCGTATTGATCAGGTTGATGCCGTCGCTCAGGCAATTTTCCACTGAAACATCGCGGATCAGCGAAAAGTTCGTTGGCCCGAGCGACAGGCCGTTCCACTGATTCGTGATTTCCAGGTTCTGTAGGGTGATCCGTTCCACGTCGCCGAACGCGGATGTATGATCCGTGACAATCCCATACGCGCCCGCGACAGGCGTCACGGAGCGGGTGATCTTCATGCCGCTGACGCCCGCGTTGTTCACGCCATTCGCGAACGAAACCAGAGGCAGCGAGGTCGAGGTGGACGTGACGGTGACGGAAGTCGTGCCACCGCCCACCAGATAGGTGCCGGTGGCGATCGGGATGGTGCCGGTGATCTTGTACGTGCCGCCTTCGACCACGACCCAGGCGCCGGACGCACCCGCGTTCTGGAAGGCGGTTGTGCTGTCGGCCGCGCCGGAGGGATCGCCGCCATACGTGCCGATGATGTCGGGCAGTGCGTAGGAGGAGCCGCCACCGCCCGGCGGGACAGAGAAGCCGCCCGCGCCGTTCAGGAAGGTGGTCGAGAGGCCGCCGGATGGGGGGACGAGGCCCTTGAGCGATGACGTGAATGTGCCGATGTGGGTCGTCAGTTGGGTGTCGGTCAGTGCGCCGAACGCGCCGCCGCCGCCGTTGGTCTGGATGTTGCCGGTTGAGCCGGCGGGGGAGCCGCCGCCTCCGCCGCCGCCCGTGTCCCAGGCGGTTCCGTCCCAACTCTTGAGTGCTTTCAGCGTCGTGTTGAAATAGGTCTGGCCAACGCCCGGGCTGGTCGGGTCGCTGGATGCGGCCCCCATGAGGGCGCCACCGATGAATGTCGGATGCGAGTATGTCGGGCAGGCGAAACCCGCCGATGAATCGGTCGGGCACGGACCCGCCACGGCGGCCGTCACTCCAATGGCGAGCCAAAAGGCCAGCGCGGCAAACAGGCGTCGCGTCATGCTATCCACACCTCATTGCCGCTATTCCATAACTGTCCCGTTCCGGACGCCGGGGACGTGGTCGGCAGATTGATTCCGAGATTGAGTGCCAACAGCGCGGCGGCCGTGACGTGACCAAAGAAAATCGGAGCCGATAGCACGTTGTACGTGGCGCCTGGTGCGATGCTGACGACGCCGGCATTGCTCCATGCCGCGCCCGCCGTGCCTGGAGCGGAAAGCGGCCATCCGGTCGAATCCGACAGGGTGAGAACGCCGCCATCATCGATCAGCGAAACGGCATAATTAAACAGAAGCGTGGTGTGCGCGGGCTTCAGCAGATTGAGCCGGCATTCCAGTTCGCCGGTCGACCAGGACGCGAAGGGCTGGCCAAAACTTCCGCCGAACAGAAACGGCGACACGCTGATCGATGGCGCGGTGACTGTCCAGGTATTGGCGAGCGCCATCGATCCGGTGAATTCCGTGACGGTGATGGCATAGCCGAGGGCCGCCGCGATCCTGGTGAAGTAGGCGATCGATTGGCCGCCCGTCGCGGTGAATTTCGCCAGAACAGCGGCGCGTCGCGCCTCGAATGTGGGGTTAAGGGGTGTGCACGGGTCCGGCAGGCCGAGCGTTTCTTCCCATTCCGTCAACAGATTTGTCGTGGTGGCGGGGAAGATATCGGTAAGCAGAGCGAGTGATGCGGCGGCGCTTCGCGTATACGTCGGTGCCAGGGCCGTCAGGACCATTTCGAGTGTGGCGCCGGTATCGGCACGCCAGATGCGGCCGCGCGGCAAAGAGCGCTGCATGGCCTGCTGAAAATCAACATCTCCGAAAATCGGCGACCGCGTCATGAGAACGTGACGGTGCCCAACACCAGGATATTACCGAGACCCGGCGTCACGGGGAACGATGGCGCGGCGACACGGAACGAAACGACGCCGGGGACGGCGGATATCGCATCGTCGGCGTCGCTTTGATCGATGTAGGAGTCCGCGAGCGGCGAGGCTTTTTGCACCAGCATCGCGGCAAGCGCGGCGATGATAGAGGCCTGGATCGTAGGATTGCTCGGAACGAGACCGTTTACCGTGAAGTTCTGCGAGACGCCTGTCGGTGCATCGCTGTAGACGAGCGCCGTGACGGGCCGAAGCGGAAAGATATAGTTCGCGACCGCGAGTTGATCGCCCGTCGCTGGCGTGTCCCGCGTCTCCGCCATGGCGACACCATTGGTTCCTTGCGGAAAGCCCCCGAACGCCGCCTCGGTCACGTCGAACATCGTGTAGACCACGACGGTTCCGGGGCCGCGGCCGAGCGGCAGGCACCATGCGCGGGTCACGCCCGGCACGGCGAGGCACCAGAGAATGTAATCGGCGATCGCGCCGCCCTGGGGTGGGTTTTGGAAGGCTTGCAACATCCGCATCCGCAGATGGCTGTCCGTCTCAAGGTCGGTGCCGCCGGTCAGTTCGGCGAGCGCCACACCGGTTGGATTGATCCCGCTTATCGTGGTCGCGAGCGTGAGGGGTGAGCCGGAGTCGGTATTACCCGCTGAGCCCGGAACGACGGCCAGGACCGTCACAGATACCGTATTGCCGCCGCCAACCGTTCCGCCGTTGACGATTGAGAATTGCACCCCGTCAGCCCGATTGCAGAGCGTACCGCCTGGCAGGGGCGTTCCGGTCGTGCCTGACCATTGGGCCGGGCCGGTCGCGGGCGTCGGTGCCTCGCGTAGAATTCCGGTGGGGGCGAGAGAGGCCCACGCTTCCAGATACTCGTCAGTCGCGGTGAATGGCACGCCTTCGCGCGCGATCCAGTCGAGATAACCGTAATGCAGGTAGGCGAGACCGGCCTGAACCCACGCCAGAATACGAAGGGCGGAGCGTCGCAGAAATCCATCGGCGTTCGGCAGATCGGACGCCGTTATGTCCTGCATCGCCTGAGTGCGCAACGCGGTTAAGGTCGGGCGGGGAAACGGCAATTTTACGTCTCCTGCGCCCACGCGTAGTCATAAACGGTCGGAACGCCGTTCGCGGTGATCCTGACCACCGCGCCAACACCGCCCGAGCTGGTGAACCGTGGAAACGCCTCAATCGATGACGCGACGCCGTCTTTCAGCATCCAATTGAGCGCGATCAGGATTTGGTCCCGCATCCAGTTCAACGTGTTCTGGGTGCGCGGCATATTGAAGATTTGCCAGAGTTTCGAGCCGATCCGGTCGTTCGCGATGGTCGGGAGGGCTGGATCCTCGAATGCGGCGTAAGTGTCCGCCCACCAGCCGCGCGGATCGCTGTCGAGAACGATATCACCGGGGTCGGCTTGCGCGTCAGTGAACAGGCTGATCAGCACGGCGGTTTCGAGATCGTGGCCCAGTTCCAGACCGGCGCCGAGCATGTTGAAGTCGCCCGTTCCGGTGAGCGGGTCGAATACGATGCGGATATCACCCACAATCAGGTTCCCGGCGTCGGTGGATCGCCGCCGTCGTGGATGTGTTTCTGCACCGTCACCTGATCCGCGCCGCCGAAGCCCGCGATGATTGAGCCTGTGACGGTCAGATTTCCGGTCAGCGTGTAATTGCCGGTGTGGCCGATATTGCCTTCGATCGTGATGCCGCCCACGTTCAGGTGGATCAAATGGCCTTGCGCGGAGAGTCCGGCGTCACCCGAGGCCGCGCCCTTGAACCGGGATGTTTGGTGGTTGCCAGCAACAACTACAGCGTTTGATCGATCGCCATTGAGAAATATCACATGCAGATCGGCGCCAATCGGCGGTGACGAGAAAAACCCGTGGTGGTACATGATCGGGATGGCGTCGCCCCGCGTCATCGCGTCGAATCCGGCCTGCACGGTTTGCACGGCGCCAGTGTCATCGGCCGCCATCGTTGATCGTCCCCACGCCACAACCCGGGCGCGGCGGGTCAGCCGCTCCACCAGTCGTTCGAGTTGCAGAACGCGGGCTTCCAGGTCGGCCATTGGTTGACTCCTGGTTGGTCGTCAGGTCGGGGGCGCGCCGGGAGCGGCGTTGACGCCTTGTCCGGTCGCGCTGGAGGCCGGCGGATCGGTCGACGGCGGCGCCGGGTTTTGTGAGGTCTGGGGCGACCTGGCCAGTTCGTTGTCGAACAGATTGAGCGGGTTTGGTTCCGGGTTGAACGCATCCGGCGGCATCAGCACCAGGTCGGCGTGGGTGCCGGACGCGTCCTTGCGGAGCGTGACGGTGCCGATGATCCAGGTGGCGCCGCTGATATCGGCGGAGGGGGCGTCGATCGCGGCCAGCATGTTCGGGGTCCAGAGTTTGCCCGCCACGTCGCGCCACGAGTCGCATGTAACCATCGCGGCTTGCGAGCGGCCCAAACGACGCGCCAGTTCCCATTTCGCGCGGGCGAGACCGACGTCATAGGCCGGGGTGATTTGCTCCGAAACGATGATGCGGGGCCGGTATTCCGTCATGGTCGGGTCGTTTGTTTCGGCGCGGTGATTGGAGAGCGCGCCGAGGTCCGCGAGTTGGTTCACGGCGGTCCAGACCACGAGATAATCGGAATACCGCTGATCGACCGATCGTTCGGCGCGGATTTTCTCGACGTTGCCCGGGACCGCGAAGCCTGATGCGTGGCTGGTTTTTCCGACCTGATCGAGGACAAGGTTGCCGTTTTGGTCCTCGTAAACCAGGAAGCCGGCGTATCGGGCGGCGGACTCGATGATCTGATAGGGTGTCTCGCCGAGGTTCACTCGAAAGCCAGGGATCGCGAGGCCGAGGTTTGTCGGGACCGATCGCGCCGTGATCTTGAACGATTTGCATAGCCGTTGCGCCAGGTCGAGCGTGCTGGTCGCGTTGATGACGCCGCCGAGCAGTCCGGGGTCCTTGATCAGATCGGCGCTGCAATCGACGAGGTTGCGGGTGATGCCACGACCACTCAGAACAACCGGGTGTTGCCGTGCGTCAACGTCGATCGTGCGGCGGTCGATCCAGCCGGTGATGACGAGGTCGTTGCCGACGTAGATGTTACAGGCCTGACCAGGTCGGGTTTGCGTAAGCGCCGGGCCCTGAAAGAACTCCGTGGAGGCCGCGACCGCCCAACTATTGGGCATTGTCTCGCAGGAACGGGTGATCTGGACCGACTGCCAACCCTGGAACCGTGTGCCTCCGACCTGGATGGAGACTTCATCTGTGGAACTGGCGCTCATTTTTGCCTATGGTCCATAAAATGTTCGGGAGGCCGTAAATGAGAAGCTTGGTGTTTTTCGCGATCATCGCCCTATCCGCGCCCGCGATGGCCCATGGTTGCGCTGGCCTGACATCCGAGGGCGCGCGCCAGTCGGCGATAGATTATCCACTCCGGATGAACGGCGCCGCCGCCCGACCCGTCGCGGTGTCGGAACTTGAACAATCGGGCGCGGGCTGCTCGACCCATATCGTGATCACGTTTAACGGCAGCGTCGGCTATGATTACGAGTTCATCGTTGAGAGATCAGCCGGCCGGGTGAAGTTGACGCCAATCTATGATCTGCGCGGCAACCCGCCGCCGATCCGGCTCTACCCCTGATCACGCCGCCAACGCCTGGAACGACGCCGGACAGAACGCCGGGTGAATCGCGCCCGACTCCGCCGCGATCTGATCGGCCCGGCTCGCGTCCTTGTAGAGCCGTTGCGCGATGGCGAGGGACGGCATTGAACTCGGCAGGCTGACCGTGACGACGCTCGGCAGTGACGCGCCTCGGGTCGTGAGGTCCAGAATGACGGCGGCGCGAAGCTGCTTAAGCGCGGTATAGGTCGCGTCCTCGCCGGCATCGCCAGCGGCGGTGATTTCCACATCGAATGCCGCCGCGAGGACGGTTCGGAGGTTGGCGGCGTCGGTATAACTGACCGGCTGATAGGCGGCGGAGGCGCGGGCCAGACTGGTCATCGCGACCCGGCGGCACGTCGCAGCCATGGCGTCCCGCATCGCCACCATCGCGGCGCCAACACCGATCGTGCCCGTCGCGGTATCGTTGAACGAAAATTGGGCGAGGCTGAGGAGCACCTGAACCTGGGACGCCGGATCGGTGATGCCGGCCCGCATCGCCTCCACGATGGCCGCCAGGGCGTCCGCCATGTCGGTAGTCGCGGAGTAGGACAGCGCCGCTGAAACGGCCGTGGCACCAGTGGAGGCGATGGCGGCGCGTTGGTTGGCGAGTTGGGCCTGAAGTGTCGCGACCGTTGTTCCGGCCGGCAGCGCGAGCGTGGCGGACCCGACCGCATAACGGCCATAGGTCGTATTGGTGTCTGGCGGCGGGAGGGCCGTCGCCATGCTGATGATGGCACCAGGATTGCCGCCGCCGATCGTTGTCGCGCCCACGAAGCCGGTAACGACCGAGGCGCCTTCAGCGACAGGTTCCGGCCCGCTCAGCGCGGCGGGGATCGCGACGCCACCCAGATCGGTATTGGCCGCGCCCAACACACCAGCGCAAAGGAGGAGCACTGAAACGGCGGTGGCGATGATGGCGGTCGGGAATACCGTCCCGCTGTCCTCGATGAACGTCATTTCGAGCGAGATCATGCGCCCGTTGTCACGATGGACCGCTGTTCCGGCCGACAGGACCGCGACATTCACGGCGCCGATCGAGGGGTGGATCAGGATGCCGCTGCCCTGGAGTTCCAGGACGGTTGTAAGGGCAAGTTGCAGAGCCGGCGCGAGATCGCCGATTACGTGCCCGGTGAACGAATAGGTCCGCATCGCGCGGCCCATATCCTCGGGCCAGCCGCCATCGCGGAACGGATATTCGTGCGTCGCGATCCGCCGCCCAACCCGGACTTGAGACGCGACCACCTTGAACGGCACGCCGCGGAACGACGCCATTTGCAGCAGGCCGGCGAACCCGGCGACCGAGGTCGGGGCCGCGATGCCCGTGATGTTGGTGAAGCCGCTCATAAGCCCATCGGCATGCTGGTTTCGATGCGGGGTGGCGCGGTCGTCGCGGCGCCGGACGCGGTTGATGTGGACGCGGCGGAGGTGCCGTTGTGTTTGACATCGACCGTGACATGCACGCCGCCGGCCAGGCGTTGCGACAGTCCCCAGCGACGCTCTTCCTCGGCGGCCGTATCCTTGGGCCGTTCGTAAAAGGTTGACACCGCGGCGCCGGCCTCGCCGGGTGTATTGCCGGTTTGCTGGATTTTACGCCACGCCGCCGCTTCGGACCCGGTCAGTTCGGTTTTGATGAAGTCGACCGCTTCATCCATGTTGCCTTGCTCGGGAGCGTGGCCGTACTTGTTTCGGTAATCGGTGTAGCGATGGCCGCCGTCGGCGCTGTCACGCCACATCATCAGGCCGTGCGCCGCGCCCATGTCGCCGGGCTGCGAGTTCGGATCGGCCCGGCTTTCCTGAACCGCGTTGCCGGCGAAACCCCAGGCCCGCGCATCGGTCATGCCGGGGATGCCGGCTTTCATCAGCTTGTCGTGGAGTTGGGTGGCGCGCGAGACGGTGCCGGTGTCGAGCGCGTTGCCGCTATTGGCGCGGGGCCCGGCCAGGGTGCGGTTGCGGCCTTCGTTACGGCCCTTGAAGTTGGAGAGCGCGTCCTCTTCGGACTGCGACGGGCCAGCATCGCCGATGCGGGTGCCGTAGTAGAGCATTTCTTCGCCAGCGACGGCTCCGGCGACGGCACCCCCAACGGTGGAGACCGCGCCCAGACCCAGCAACCGCAAGATCCAGGCCGCCGGCTTCAGGGCGACAAGCCCCAGGATGGCAGTCCCGATTTCCGTGATGCTGTCGGCGGTTTGTTTGTTCTTCTCGATCCAGTCCGATGTCGTCGAGAGAAGGCCCTTGATCTTCGGTTCATACTTATCCGTAAGCCGGTTCACCACGCCATCGATATCGCCGCCAAGCCGTTCCCATGCGGTGTGCAGTTGCTTCGCGTCCTCGGCCATCGAGCCGGTCATGACGCCGCCGGTTTTCTGGGCTTTGGCAATGAATTCGTCGAGGCCCGCTTTGCCGTTTTTCAGCAGCGGAAGGAGATCGCCCATACCCAGAAGATCGAGGGCGCGCTGTTGGGTGTGAGGGTCCTTTATCATTTGTATGTGGTCGGCGAGTTGGCCGAGCGCCGTCGCCACACTGGTGACGTTATCCTGTGTGCCAGCCTTAATCCCAAGCTGATCCAGAAGTGTTGATTTCTCCATGTGGAACGCCACGGCATGGAGGTGATCATTTAACGATCCGAGCGCGCTGTCCATACCCTCAGCCGAGGCGCCGGCCATCTTAGCGGCGAGGCGCAGCGCGGAGATTTTCTCGACCGGCGTATTGAGTTGATACGAAACTTTGCCGATCGTGTTGCCGGCATCAGCCCAGCGGCGCGTCAGTTCAGCGATGCCCGCGATTGAAGCGGCGGAAGTCAGCAACCCGAGCGGCGAGACCATCCTCTCCAACGCCCGCGCGCTTTCCAGCGCGTTGTCACCCAGCCCCTTCACACCCTCGGCGACGCGGGTGATGCCCGTCACTTCGCCGAATTTCGTCATCGATTTGTTAAAACGTTCTGATGGCGCATTGAGCGCCTGGATGCGTTTGTTCAGCGCGTCCAGTTTGGCGCTGGCTTCGTCAACGACGCCGATACCGATTGCGAAGCCGGATTTACCTGACACGTTCGCGCCTTTCGATTTCGACGATCAGGCCGGCGAGCCGCAGCAGTTCAGGTATCCGCAGCGTCATGGCCCAGCGGTAGCCGTCGCCATAAAATCGGCCGACACGAGCGCAGAGGATATCGATCTCACCGGTCCGGGCGAGATGGATCAGGACGGCGGCGCGGTTTCGTCCGGAGGCGGAAGGGTGGCGACGCGCGCGGCTTCCCGGCGGTCCTTCCGCCATTGTTCCAAAGGGTCAGGCATCGGTTGCCCCGCGAATTCATCGAAATAGGACGCCATCTGAGAGGTCATCCATTCCGGGATTTTCTTCAGCACGTCATACGGCACGCCGGAGACAGTCTCGACCAGCCGATGCACGACCTCGATGTTTGACGCGCCTCGAACCGCGCTTGCCTTCATCATGTCCTCGCCGGTCGGAGCGCGTAACGTGATGGTGGCATACGAGACGCCGTTGTGCATCATTGGCTCGCGAAGGGTCCAGGTGATGGGTTCCGGAACGTCGATCCAATCGCTCAAGACGGGCCTCCGACTTCCATGATGGTTCCGGCCACGCCTTCGAACTTGAAGTCGAAGTCAGCTTCGGCGCCGGACACGCCGGGGCGGCCCGTGTACCAGAGGTTATGGCCGACGATCTGCTTGCCGTTCGCGAGTTGGATGACCAGGGTCGCGTTGGTCAGGTTGGTGAAGCTGGTCACGCTCACGGTCGAATTGTCGCGGAATTTGCCTGAGATGAACGGCGCGACCGGGAGGGATTTATACCCGTCGACGCCGGACAGGCTCCGGACCGTCTCGTTTTCCTGAACGGCCGGGTCCCAGATGAATTCGATCACCTGAAACGCCGATCCGTTGACGGTGAACGACGTGATGCCAGAGACGCGCCGGTTCGTCGGCGTCGTGGGCGCGAGCGTGGTGCCGGACATGGATCAGTCCCTTCAGGTGGTTTGCTGGAACTGTGCCAGGATCGCGATGTTGATGACCTGATCGGAGAAATCGATCGGCAGGTACAGCAACACCTGGCCTTTGCCGCCGATCTGCGCCGTGGCGTTGGCCGCGAAGGTTTGCGGGTTCTGCACCACGAAGATCGTGCAGAGGTAAGTATAGATCGCGATCGCGGCACCCAGGATGCCATTCGGCGTGACGGCGGGCGAGCCGGGTCCGATCGGCGTTCCGTTGGCGACCAGGATCTTGCCGGCGTCGATAAACTGCGTCGTCAACTGCGAACTGATGTAGCGGGCCGCGTACATGGCCTGAAACAGCAGGTTCGTGTTGAGATAGGAGTTATCGGGTTGGCCGGACGGGTTGGTCTGGTACGTCGTGATGGAGCGATCGATCCGGCAGGTTCGGGTCGGGTCAACCGTGAATGTGCTGATGCCGTCGAACAGGAGGATGTTGCGCTCGCCCGGATTGTCGATCACGGCATCGGGAGGCGCCAACAGATTGAGTTGCTGACCCACGACGCCTTGTGCGGGATTGACCCGGATCAGGATCGCATGCGCGCCGCACCAATCCGCCGCCTCCAGCCATGCCGGGGTGGGGGAGCCGGTCGCGCCGTTCGGGTAGCCGAGGATGGACGCGTGCTGATCGTTGCGGGACTCGCCGAACGTCGCGCGGGCGCTGAACGTGCCGCCGAAGGCCGAGAAGACATGCCCGAACAGCATCGTTTCGGCTGACCACCGGCCCGCCTGATCGCCGAGGAAGGACTCCAGCGCGTTGAGCGAGGCCGTGTCGGTATAGGGCAGGCAGATGAAGTCAAAGGGTCGGATGCCGCAGTTCGCGAGCAGCGTCGTGAGGGGTGGGTTCGTCGCGCCGCCGGTCATCGCCGTCACGGTGAAAGTAATGCCGGGAGGCGTGACTTCGCCGTTCTGGACCCCGATATAGTTCAGAACGGCG